GCCGCCAGGCCGAGAGGTCAGCAGGTCGTCCAGATTGACCTGGCCGTTGACCGCGTAGTAACGGCCATTCACCTGCAGGAACATGTTGTCGAGCTGCGCCCGCAGGATGTTCGTCTTGGTCTTCTGGGCCTCCATCGACAGGTCGGCGATCGACAACCCAAAGAACTTGTGCGGCATCGGCACCGGAGTGATCGAGATGAACGGCGAAACGTCCACTTCCTCGTTGTCCAGCAGTTCGTTCCCCGCGATCACCACCTTGCGAAGCTCTGAGATCCCGTCACCGTCGTAGTCGCAGCGGATGTAGAGCTCGTTCAGCCACACAACCCGTTGCGAGTCGTCGCCAGGGTTGTCCTGCACACCCAGCGAGGCGAATTCGTCGTCGTAGCCCAACCGCTCGACCCGCTCTGCATTCAAGGAGGCGGCGGCATCGTCGGAGCCGATGTTGTCCACATTCTTGTAGCCCATCGAGCGCAGTTCGGACAGCGTGCGCGGCACCCGATGGCCGGTCATCCGAGCCGTTGCAATGCTCTTGGCCTCACGCGATATGAGGAACTCCTCGGGCGGCACGTTGTCGATCTGCAGCTTCCCGCCCTTGAGCGAGCGCTTGAACGACACGTCGTACAGCATGGCAGGCGGCTGAGACTGGATCTGCGCCAGCTTCTGCTGCATCTGCTGGACAGCCTGCATCGCTTGCTGCTGCTGCGGACCCGGCTGCTGCGCTGCCTGCATGGCCTGCTGCATCTGCTGCGTGATCTGCTCGACAGCCTCTTGGCGGTGCTTGGCGTCTTCCTCGTCCGGGTAGCTGGCCTGGTCGATCGGCTCCACCTCGGGGTCCTCGAGGATCTGGGCGAGCTCAACGGCGCTCAGGCCCTTGTACTCCTCGCGCTTCTCCTCGGCCCGGGTGTCCCAGTAGACCTTGATGATGCCGTTCTTCTGCAGCAAGGCATCCTTGAACCAGCTATAGCAGATGGCGTGCCCGTTGTTCTTCTTCGTGAACAGGTAGTTCAGATAGTCGGTGCATTGCGTGGCCTTCTGCTCGTCATCACGCGATGCCGGCTCGAACTCCACCACCGTATCCCCGCCGACAAACTTCGCCATCAACTGAGGCAGCATGCTCTCGATGGTGTTGCGCACATCGGTGGAGACGACAGACGATCGGCCGTCGATCTCGGGCGGGGCCAGGTCTTCCTTGGCTTCGCCCAAATAGTAAATCTCGGCCTTCCTGCGCTGGTCGGCAAGCTTTCCACCGAAATACCCAACCGATTGGCGCAGTTCACCCATGGCAAGCGCCTTGAGTTCGTCGTCGGTCAGTGGTGTAGGTTTTGCCATCAGTCGGGACGCATCGCTGCGCTGCCTTTGAATTTGGTTATCGGTTGCCCAGGAATGGATAGTTCAGAGCCTTCGTGTGCTCGTCGTTGCCCATCTGCTCGACGGCCATCGCGGCATAACGGAAGCAGTCTGCTCCGTGCGAGAACTCGTCATGCAACGGGGCGCCAGGCTCTCTCGTCTTCTCATTGATCGACCGCTGATAGCGCTTCAAGCACTCCAGCAGCCGGCCGGTCTTGTCCTTGTCGAAGTACACCCGCGGGAACATCATCCGAGCGGCCTTGATGCCCTCTTCCACGTTCTCCGCAGGCAGCACCACAACCCGCCTCTGCATGGCCCTGAGCGCTTCTTCTGTGCTCTTGCCGGTCTGCGTGTTCTTGGCCCGGCCGTCATGCGGGATGAAGTCCGAACCCCAACGATACGGGCGTTTCTCAATCCGAGCCACGTACCAATCCAAGGTGTGGTGGCTGTCCTCGATGTAGTCGATGCACCGAACCTCAGCCCCTGAGCGCTGCCAGAAGCCGATCGTCATGGCGTCGTTCCAGCCAAGATCCCAGACCGTGTGCACCTTGAGCAAAGGGTCGTAAGGCACTGGCCTGACCCGGTTCTCTTCGTACAGCCGCTCGATCTCGTGCCGGTAAATCGCACCCTCAGACACGCGCTTGGGTTGGCCCTCCCAGATGTTGGGATAGTTGTCCGGGTCGCGCCTGAGCGTAGATTGCCGCTCCTGCTCCAGCTCCGGGCCAAACCAAGGGTTGTCCTTCCAGTTCATCTGAACGACGAAAGCACCCGGATCAGGGTTAGCAACGAACCGCTGATAGGTCTCGTCCGTCTCCATGTCCGGGTTGAACGTGATCCAAATCTCAGACCCAGCCTTGCGGATAGTCGGCGTCAGGATGTCCCAAGAGCGCTTGGTGACCGTCTGCGCTTCCTCGATCCAGCAGACATCGCAGCCCTCAAATGACTTGATCGACTCCACCGTGTGCGTGGCCAGGCCGGCGAACAGGAACAGGCTTCCGTTCTTGCCGCGAATCTCAGTCTCCAGCACTTCATAGTGCCCGCCCAGCCCCATGGCCTGGATCTGGTCACTCAGCAGGCGGTGGACCGAATCCTTGATCGACTTCTGTACTTCCCGAGCGCACAGCACCCGCATCGGGCTCTGGGCTGCTTGGATGAGCAAAGCGCGGGCGAACCCCCAAGACTTTGCCGATCCACGCCCACCGTGCGCCACCTTCAGCCGGTTCGGGGTGAACAGCGGCTGAAGCTTCTCGGGAAGCTGGACGTTCATCGGACACCACGCGCCCACCACTTATAGGCTTCTTCGGGCGTTGCACCGTCTGCAACCCAGTACGACCACTCGTCAGTCCTGGACTGGCAGCGCCACCATCCCGGGCGATACAGGTAGATGCGAGGCTTCACGGCTTGACACCGATGAACTCGACCTGCAGGCTGTGGTCGATCGGGCCGCCACCCTCCCCCGTGTGCTCAATGGCAGCGAGGCGCGGGTGCATGTACGGCGCGGCATCCTTGGCGAACCCCGCAGCCCTCTCCAGATCCCCGCCCTCCCGGAAGCTGTTCATGGCCTCCAAGATCACTTCAAGCGGCGTGATACCCGATGCAGCCGCCTTATCAGCGATTGCACGAGTCTTCGCCGTCGCCGACCCAACCTTGCGCCCAGCTCCCTTGCGAGCGCCGCCGTGCTTGCGGTCTTGATTGTTTTCAAGATCAGCCACCGCACCCGCCCTCCGGCGTGTCCCAAGCCTGCTTGAGCATCCATGCGGCCATCTGCTCGACGGTCGAGAACACGTAGCAATCCGGGGAGTAGCCGCCATCCCTGTACGCCACATCCCGCGGGAGGACGATAAAACCGTTCTGCACGGCAGTGATGCGCACATCCCGGATCGGGTGCTTTTCGCTCTTCATGGTGTTTGTCCTGTTCGAGTGCCTGACGGCTTGTTCGAGATGAGACCCCTTCAGACTTCCCGAACGGGAGGGGTGGTGCTGTTCGCGCTCTCGCCCTGCCTAGCAGTGAGTGCGACTGCCGAAAGAACCGGGCTCTTGCCCGCGCCAGCAGAGCTATGGCGATGCGATTTGTCCGAGGCTTTCACTCGGTGCGGGTTCCGCGGACCCTCTTTTCGTCTTACAGCGGAATGGGTGCGGGGCTCGTTCCTGATGCGTGACAGCAGTTAGGTGAAGGATCGGCCCCGCGAATGAGAAAAGCCGCTGGATCTTGCGACCGAGCGGCTTATTTTGCAGACAGCTTCGCCATCCGAGCGCGATTCTGAACCCGTAAGTTCAGCGTGTCAAGAGGTTATTTCATCGCTCTAAGTTCTTTTTGGAAGGCGACCAGCGGCTCGTTGAAGATGGTGATGATCTCGTTGGTAGCAGCTTGGATCATGGCCATCTGCCTTTCATAGCGAGCATTGGAGGCGGCGTACTCGGCCTTCTGTACCTCCCACAAGGCTACCAATGCGTCAAGCTCTTCGTTGGTCATCACATCACTCCAGCCGCCATAAGCCGCTTCGTGAGCATCGAGCGCGCTTGGCCGACGATCGCTGCCCGGGCGAACGGGTCTTTCGGCAGCCGCGGCGACAGCCAGACCGAGCGGCCTGTGGATAAGTTCCGGGCCAGCACGTAGATGGCCGACCGGTAGGGTTGTCCCTTCTCGGGGTCGTCAGGCATCTCCCCGATGTGGAAATCGACCGCTTCCATGGTCTTGCCGTTCAGCTCGTCCTCGATCACATCCGACGTACTGTCCCAGCCTTTACCGCTCTTGGCGTTGCGGAACATCGGATCGGAGCCGCGGACCGGAACCGGGCTGAACGCTTTCGCCCACGAGTGATACCGGCTCAGGATGTCATCGAGGGTCGCGGCCTGGATTGCTGCCTGCTCTGCGCGATCGTTCATCAGCATCATTCCTCCGACATCTCAAAAGCCCAAATCAGCAGCGCGATGACCCCGACGAGCAGGGTTACCGGGCTCGCCGCCACGTACACCAATCCACGCAAAGAGCCCGCGAGCATCCGTTTCCATCGTGCAGGCGGCTTCCTTGGCCCCTGGTGCTCCTTGGCGAGCTGCTTCCATACTTCCTCTGAAATGTTGCCAAACATCAAACTTCCCCCTTCGGTTTTTCAGGAATCAGCTTCGGGTCGATCACCGGCCAGGTCAGCGGGGCCGGGTGAGGTTCGTTCGAGATCGGGATGCACTCGCCTCGCTTTAGGCAGGTAGCGCACCATTCGCAGGCATCGCAGAGGTTCATGCTTGTGCTTTCTTGAGGTCGCGCGGGCAAGTCTTGCCGTTGTGGGTTTTCTTGGGCGCGAACAGCGCATCGGCGTCAGACATGCCGGCCTTCTTCCGGTAGCGGATCTGGCTTCCGCTCAGGCTGACGCGCGGGTCTTTCGACCATTCGTGCGGCGTCTTGGTCTCGCCTGCGTAGGTGATCGCGATGGCCCGACTGATGCGGATGTGGGCCGGCGGCATGCTGCGCCACACGTTGCACGGCCGGCAGGTTGGCCGCAGGTTGTCGCGGTCGTTGTTCCGGGGGTTCTCGTCGATGTGGTCGACATCGCAGGTTGCCCATGTCAGTGCCTTCCCGCAGATAGCGCAGCACATCGGGGCCGGTCCGATCGCGGCATACAGAACGATCCGATGCTCTGCGACGTAAATCTGCCCCTTCGCCAAAAGCGGGTGCGTGGGCGCGTGCAGGAACTGATAGCCGCGGTCATCCTCGATGCGCGGCTTGGCCGCCTTCCGCACGATGTCGGTCGTCCCGTTCCGGCGATTCCGGTGGTAGTGCATGGCGCACAACTGAGGCGCCTTGTAATGGGCGTCGCGCCCGCAGTCGTTCACACAGCAGAGCATTGCTTCTCCATGCGGCGCAGCCGCTTACCCATGACCTTTTTGAACCGCTTGTAGTAGTCAACGTCGTGGCGAACCGTCTGGTTTTGCGCCATCAGCCAATCGACCCGGTCCTGCCCGATCTTCTCGACCAGGCGCGGCCGGTACTCGATGAGGTTGCCGCCCTTGTCACGGTTGCATGACGAACAAGCCTTGTGGATGTTCCAGAGGTGGAACTGAACCGCGGAGGCGGCGCCATGGCTGCGGAAGTGCGAGCCGTGCCACTGGCCGCCCCAGTTTGCGGGAAGGTGGCAGGAGATGCAGCCGTCGGCGCGGTCCCGGAGGCGGGCGATCGCCTGCACGATGGCGCGGCATTCTTCCTCCCACTTCGACCGCTTCTTCAGGCGTTCGCGCGTAGCCTGGTCCCGTTCCTGCTCGGCCTTCTTCGCCTCGGCCTCCCGCTTGATCCGGGCGCGCTCCAGGCCACACATCCCCCCGCAGACAACCTGCATGGGGCGGGTGGGCATGAATACCGACTTGCAGTGGCGGCACTTCTTCGGTTTGAGGGTGGCGGTCAGCATGTCGCCTCCGATCCGATTTCGTGCATCGCGCAGAACGCGACCGTGTACTCGATGAGGCTCGACCCCCGGCGCTTGGACATCAGGGCGGTTGATTCCCGGATGTTCACGAATTCGCCCTCGATGCCGGGCACGATCTCGGCGCCCTCCTTCGTGGCGACCGCGTGACCCGAGACCATGAGCACCTTCCACTCGGCCAGGGTGCGGGGCTTTCCGGCCCATGGGAGCCGAGACTTCGCCAGTTCGCCGCACAGCGCGTGAAACTTGGCGTTCTGCTCTCCGTTGCGGGAAGGCTCGGCGATCGTCACCACGGCTTCATCAGGGGCGCCCCAGATGGCATCAATGGCGCGCTGGCGGACGGCAGGGCTGACGAGTCGGAGGATTCGCTTGTCCATCACGGGGCCACCTCGAACACCATGCCTGCGCACCGGTACGCAGCCTGAAACTCCAGCCATTCCGCCGAGCCTGCGGGGTACGGGCAGGCGTGCGAGGTCGGGATGCCATCTAGCGCCGCCGCGTAGGCGTAGTCGTGGATCGCCTTTTTGAGTTCGGGCGTCATTTGCTCATCGCCTCCGTCAGCAGGCGCGGGAGGTCGGCAAGCTCGGGTTCTTTCGCGGCCAGCTCCTTGGCGCGCGCCCAGGCGTAAATTCGCCATCCCTCGTGGTAAGGCTCGGCCATCAGGGCGACCAGGTGGGCGAGATGCTCGTCGATGGTCATAGCAGCGCCTCCTGCACAGCCTTGGGGGCGGCCGGGGTGAATAGCTCGGGCGTGGCGTAGGCTTGCTCAATACGACGGCGTGCGAGGTCGAAATACTTTTCTTCGCGCTCGATGCCGATGAACGATCGACCCATTTCCACGGCGGCCACGCCCGTGGTGCCCGAGCCCATGAAGGGGTCGAGGATGCTGTCGGCCTTGGGGCATAGGCCGATAACCCACTTCATCACCTCCAGCGGCTTTTGTGTCGGGTGGTGGCGCTCCTCGTTGCCTTGGCGCAGCATTCCGTTCCAGCGCCATGTGATGCGGCGAACCGCTTTAGGCCAGTTCGTCCACGCCAGTTCGCAATCGGCGAAGTCGTTGTCGCCGTTCAACTTGTCCCAAACGAGCCAGCAGGATGTCGCCGGCAGCCCGAAATAGTTCCCGCCGAACAGGGCTTGCCACTTTCCAGCAGCCAGTACCTTGGCGATGAGATCGGCATCTGGCGGCGCCGCGTCCCATGTGTCGTTGCCGTAGTCTTTGGCGACCGCCAGCTTCGTGCGGCTCTTATTCTTGCCCGCCGCCTCATTGATGCCATAGGGCGGGTCGGTGATGACCGCATCCACCTTGCCAAGCGTCGGCAGAATCTCGGCGCAGTCCCCGAGGTACAAGGTCGCGTCTCCGATGGTTTCGACCCTCATTCCGCCTCCCCCTGCAGCACAGGCTTAGGAGTGGCGAACCCTGCTGCTCGCATGGCGTCCTGCACGCTCTGGCGCTCCTCTACCCACATGGCGGCAGTCTCTTGGTCGGTGTGGTTGTTCATGTCAGCACCTTCAGAGATGGGTGGGCGCCGCGGATCTTGTTCCGAGTGCGCGAAATGGCCCGCTCGTACTGCGAACGGTCGATGCTGGTTCTCTGCAAATCATGAAATTCGTACAGGTCACGCAGGGCGCGCAACCCCTCCCCGGTGATACCGAGGCGACCGGTCTGGTCGTGGCGCTCCTTGGCGGCCAGCAGTTCAGCCTCTACTGCCTCGCACACCGGCAGGACTTCCGGCCCGACACCGGTTTCGCCCAATGTCTCGGCGAGATTGACCATGTCGCAGAGGTCGCGGAAATCGAACGGCGTAGCGCAGCCCTTGGAAAACGACTCGATGGCCGACAGCTCGCGAAGGCGCAGCTTGTCCAGATCGGCTTCGGTCGTGATAGAGGCGCCCGAGATGGCGAGCGCGATCGTGTTGACCTTGGGCCAGACCTTCCGAATACAGCGTTTCCTGCTCATGCTCCGGCGCTCCAGGCCACATCGAGGGCATGCCGGGAGGCAATCGCACGCTCGACGATCGGCGCCGGCAACAGCGGCTTGAGTTTCTTGACGACTGCCGGGGCTTCGTCCGCATGCTGATACGCCGCCAGCGCATCCATGCCGGCCGGCGTGATCGTGTACAGGACTGGCGTGGACTGGATCAGCCCCTTGGCGATCAGGTGGCAGATCGTGCTTTCGATCTGCTTCTTTTCCATCCCGGTGGCCTGGCGGACTTCGGCGGAGACTTTCGGCTCCCCGTCCAGCAGCGCCATCAGAACCTTGGTCATGTTCACGGGCTTTCTCATGCTGCCGCCTTTGAGTAAGCGCCGATATGACGGTCGCGGAGGATGTCTTTGGCAGGGTCGGGATAGCGCCAGCGGAACCCGCCAGCGGTCTTGCGGACACCGGTCGCCACGCGGACGATGTTTGCGTCCGGGATTTCCGCCGAACGAGCGGCATCGGCGATGGACGAGAACACGCGGATGGGTTCGCCGTCCAAGGTCAACTGCTCAATCGCACGCTTGACCCCTTTGCCGGGGTTGGCGCGGGCCTTGGGGCTCGGCTTCAGGGCTTCGGTGACAGCGCCCGGACGGCCGCCGGTCAGCCCCATCAAGAAACCGTTGTCGGTCGAGCGGCGCACATCGGTGCCTGGCCAGAATTCGAGACTCATGCTGTTGCTCTCCAGGTGCAGCCATGGCAGCGGGTGTCTGCCTGGCCGAGTGATGTATGCGTGTACTGACATGTCTGAGCCATGCGGAAAGGCATCGGGACCATGCGAGGGGTGCGGGTGTAGCCGTCCATGTAATGCCCATCAGCCACGGGGATGGACGACAGGTAAGGGGCGCGGTTGTGGCAGCCGTAGCTCATGCGATCAGCCCCATCTGCTCGGCCTTGGGAGCGGCCGGGGTGAAGAGTTGACCTTGGCTGACGGCCTGCTCGATGCGCTTGCAGGCGATGTCGAAGTACTTGGGTTCGCGCTCGATGCCGATGAACTTGCGGCCGAGTTGGACGCAGGCGACGCCGGTCGTTCCGCTGCCCATGAAGGGGTCGACGGCTGTTTCGCCTTGGCGTGTAGTCAGATTGACCAGCCACGACATCCAGCCGAGGGGCTTAGGGACCGGGTGTCCGTTCTTGTCTGCCGTCTCGTTGCTGGCGATGACGGTCGGGAAGTGGGCGCCTTTATGAAGGTCGGGGTAGGCGCCATAGAACAGCACCGGCAGGAAGTTCTTGAACCCCCATTGATGCCGCCCCGTGGCAGCCGAGCAATAGACGCCCCCCAATGCGTCAAACTTCGGCATCTCGTGGATGTG